CGTACCATTATGGAATAGTAAGTCGTTTGCTGTCTTCATGTTCTGGGTGTTTTGTGACACCTCATTTGATACTTCAAATGGATGGCACAACTGCTTATTCACAGTACCGACTGATGCGATACGGAAGTGAATGATAGCAGTATTCACGCCCTGTGGTTTTAAATCATGGTTAATGATCTTAATGATCTTCTTAGCAGTAATTCCTTTGCGATAGGATTTAGTGCCGTCTTTGTTTAACCATGCTATGCCACCACCGTCTCCATTAAGGGATTCGGCAGACTTGAGGGTTTTATTATTAGGGAAGTCTCCATCTTCCACAGTAATAATTACACACATTGTGTGTCACCACCTCCTTGTAGCTGATTGATATAGAACCTCAATCGAGGATGTAATGTTGTTACGCAATTACTAAAAAAGAAAAGGATATTTTTGTCAAGTTTCTTTCCATGGTTGGATAGATTTGAATTCAGCTCGCTTGTTGGCTAAGTACACACGTATTATCGCAGGGATAATGTATGCACTACGGAAGTTCAACTCATTCTTCTGGAATGTAGGTAACATTCGACATTCTATTGTACCTTTCAAAGCACGACAGAAATTCCATCTCATGTACCTTGCATTTTCTTTGTACGTCAACTCAACTTGAGATGATGGTACAAATTTGTTACGACACCAATGGATTTTTCCACCTAGTCGCTTCCAAAATGCTGTTCCTTCATTAATCTTGTTGTCCATTCCCCAGCGATGTAATATCTTTTCAGAATATACATTGAACTCTTGAGACATTAGTTGAGCATATTCCCAAGCAGTTAAACCACCAACGTGTTCATGTCGACCACATTCGTCGTCTACTCTGTAAGGTTTTGACTCATCTATAAACAGTCTCACTTGATGTGGGTGTTTCCATTTGAGAATTCGTGACACAATCTCACCGTTCACGACACCATTCGTACCACATTCGCAGTACTCATTGTTGTCACAATCCATGTATGTGTCCTCACAATTCCACTCGAATTCTTGATCATCATCGTCACATTCACAATCATCTGGATGATATCCACATGATACGCACTCGCGACAAGAATCACATTCACATTCGGGAGTTTCATAGTCACAATGAGAGCAACGTCTACAATTGTCACAATAACAATCACCTGTTGTATTTCTATCTTCTTCCCTAACGGGAACACAGACAGAAGTATCAGTATGCCATGAGCCATGCTCAAGGTTTCGTCTTTGTGACGTTTTAAACTGTGCTTCAGTTTCTATGCCTATTGTGAGTCTATCTCTCAATGGTTTGAGGTTTGATAGATTTGAGGTCATTCTTTTCTTGTGTTATCAGATTATATGATAACTGTAAATAGATTATATGATGAGAAAAAAGAGGGGGGGATTGATTGTTTATTTTAGATATAGTATTGCGTAAATGGCTGTGCTAGGAAAAATGACTCCAAAGAAGCCAATCATACCTACGGCATACCATTCAAACACACCAAATTTCTTTAGTTTGTTCATTAAAAAAGAGAGTTTCACTCTTTGAGCTCAGCAACTGTAGCGACCATAAGAGCTTTAAACTTCTTAAGTCTATCTGTCAAGTATTCGGTTTCATATGGTGCTAAGACCATTTCAGTCACAAATATCTTTTCAGTTGTACCATACTCATTGTACCAGCTAACTAAATCCATTAAGAAGCCAAGATTAGGTGTGGTATTTGCCCACATCATGTCTTCCCAGTCATAGTTTCTACCACCACCAAATGGTGATACAAACGGACTAGTTTTCTTTAGTGCTGTCAGTACTCTTCGTAAGTACCCTTGTTTTGTTCCTTCTGCTCTACTTGGAAAGGCATTATAAATTGCTCTCCAAACGAGTGTTTCACTACTACTATAAGTTCTATTATGTAGAACCTTTAAATTCTGTAAGAATTCCACGTCTGCTTTAACATTGTAAGCGAGACCGTCTTCGGTCATTTTTAATGCGACATTATAGTCCATTAAAATCCACTCTCTACGTTAAAGAGCCATGCTGTAGCATTTCGTGTGTAACCAAGATGTCTTATATTGCGTGGTTCTTTGGCATATATCTTATCGGTTACACCCATACAGCCATTTCTAAAGTCTACATTACGACCATTTGCATCCTCGATAATATAACCGATTTTGCGTGCCGTTTTGTAGCCAAATTCAGATAAAGCTGAATTGAGTCTTCCCTCAAAGGTATTGTCATAAACAATTACTTTGCCTGTAAGAATATCATGAACTTTATGATAATCTTCAGCAGGTAAACGATTGTCTGCAACCATGCCTATAAGTGCTTGATCCACACTCTCTGTGAGTGTGTGTCTCTCGGACATTACGTTTTCCTTTAGGGACTATACTATATAAGGTTATTACGCACAATTCCACAATGTAGCGTGAGGGAATAATGCGTGCCTAGTGCATATAGCGAAAAACCAATTTTTGAACCTTAGCCGAATACAAATAGATACAAATCGGTCAAAATTCCGTCACTTATTGGAAATGCATATGTTCAGTTTCCGAGGGGCTAGATTCATATTCGTCTATAAGACTCTTAATACATTCTAACCGATACTCCTTTTGTTCCTTAGTTGTATAATAGTCGGTCGGTTCTTTTTTTACCTTTTCATAGATTTTACACCAATCATCATAGTGTAACTTCCACGTTTCATCATCTTCATACATACATATATTACGTTAAACACTAATATAAATCTTTAGATCGAGGCATAAAAATCTTCTTGACTTATACCTGCATGGTCAAGTGCTGTCTCTATAGTTTTCTGACCTAATTCTTTTCTTTCAGGTAGTTGCAGTTGTTTCATAGTGTTGTCTTGTATAAGAACATAATGTGAGCCTTGTCGGTCAAATACACGATACCCATACTTACCAAGAAACTTTAACATCTTTTTAACAGATATTTTATGCAGGCGTTTCATTTTCAACCATCCTATATTTTCTTTTCTTATATGACTCTCTAGGGCGAGTAGCGATAATACCATGACAACATGGGCAACGGTTTTTACCCCAAGTCTGATCCTTCTTCATCCAAAAACTGCATCTACGACAGTATGAATATGTTAGATAAGGCAAACCTGCATTTAACTGTGGTTGTTTGTCTCTATAACGAGAACAGAAACCTTTACACATTGTTACCGTTTTTTAACACCTCGCTTTTTTTTCTTTTTCTTTATATCACCAAACATTTGATGCATTTCAAAGTCTCGCAATGTTTCCATTTTAGCCATTATAAGATACCTCCACTCCCATTACAAAGAATGTTATTGCTAACATAATTGGTACTGCTACAGCAGGTATTGCAATTACATATAACTCTGGATGTTTTTTGAAAATCATTTCTTCCTCCCAAATGCATACTTTATGTATTTTGCAGCACAATGGTCACAAGTACGTTTACCATCATACCAACAAGTATCTCTTATATCAAATGATTTAAAACAAGTTTGACATTGCACATTCATTCTGAGTTTTCCTCCTTTCCACAAGCTTTGCAAAAGAATTTAAAACAATCAAACTGAAAGTTGTGATGCCATCCACACTTGGTCATTTATCGTCCAACTCCTTTACATTTGCAACCATCGTACCTTGAATTCTGAACAAGCATCGTGCAAGTCCGTTCTTACTGTGTTCCCCAATGGGCGTAGTACACGCAATGCATAGTATTTTTTCAATTTGTTTCATTCCAATCATCTATATTCTATTAGTGTCTCCCTCTTATATGTCTTTCTTTTTTTATCAGTTCTATGCCTTTCTAGCCTACCCAACCCCCAATAGGCAATAAAACAACCAATGCCGACAGGCAAAAACACCAACGTACAACAAAGAAACAAACCAATAAAAACCAAAAACAACCTCATGACCTCTTTTTGCTAACGCTATTTATAAATGTTTTTAATATGTGGGTTAGTACCAGATCTGAATAAGATAGGGTTAAGGTGAGTACCTCTTGTTGCCCTGACAGTTGTGATTGCCCTAAGCAGGTGGCTCACGACACCCATTTTATATTTAAATACACCTTATATTAATGTTTACTTCTGTTTCCAAAGCCCACTATGTTCTTCATCATCTACTTCTTCTTTCATTCTATCTTCTGCTAAAAATGTAAGTTTCCAAAACACCCTCTTGTCCTCCAACGGTATCTCATCTGGTTCTGTTGTTATTCCAAATGTTCTTTCAAACCAACCAAATATTTTTTTATAATCACTTGATGTTAAATCAACCATACTTTTCTTTAAACGGCTTCGCTAATAAGTATAACGTGTCTAGCTATTTCGCCACGATAGTCCTCTCATACGAGTATGCAAGCTCACACCACTAGACTAAATATAAATAGTAGTACCCTTTAATAAATATATGTCTGTAGAACACGAACACGAAGACGGAACAAAGCACGCACATAAAGGTGGAGATAAACCACATACACATGAAAAAAAATCAAAAAAATGTGCTTGTAATGCTGATATTGGAAGAAACCCACGTTGCCAAATTGAAGACCATGGCGATAGCCAGTACAGAAACTGACGTTTTTTGACAACATATGACAAAGTATATATAGCATACATTACTTAAAATAACATGGGCATTAAATCAGGTTTTAGTAGACTTGCTAATGTTTTCAAGTCACAAACTAATGCAACCACAAGACCTTCTATAGCACAGCCTTATATGAGTACCGATACAGGTGCTAAATTACCAATTTTTCCATTTCCTCTCATAATGATTTATGAGTTAGCAGATAATATTGATGCTATTAGAATACCTGTTGAAACCATTAATCGTGAAATGTTTAAGAATGGTTTTGAAATTGTTGAGAGATTCCAGTATAAATGTGGTAATTGTTCTAAAGAATACACTTATGCACCAAACGAATCAGGTGAAGCAGATGTTAAAGAATTATTAAAATGTGATAGTTGTGGAAGTAATGACTTAAGAAGACCAATTCCAGAACACCGAAAAATACTAGAAAACTTAATGACAAAACCAATTAACGGTAACAACCAATCATTAGAAGATGTTTCACGTCAATTAGAACGTGATTTAGAAATAGCAGATAATGCATATCTTTTAATTTTGAAAAACTACTTTATTAATGATACTACAGGTATAATAGACCATGATAAAACCGAAATTAAAGAATTATTGAGAGTAGATCCTCCTCAAGTTGGTATGATTGCTGATTCTGATGGAAGAATAGGTTATGATGATAAAAGAAATAAAGTGAGAGTTTGTCCTAGATTTGAACATAGAGATAAACGAATTTATAGTGATACTTGTGATAGGTGTGGAGCTCAAACACTAAAAGCAGTTATGGAAGTTAATTCAGTTTATTCAATAGGTGTCCCACATCCAAAAAGAGTAATTTATGGTGAAGGTGAAGTTATTTGGAAAGCAGGTAAGTATAAACCAAGTTTAATTTATGGATTTTCACCAATCTATGCTATTTGGTCAAAAGCAATGGCATTATCTCACATGGATGAATATGTTAGAAAATACTTTGATAAGATGAGACCTCCAAGAGGTTTACTTGTAGTTGCATCTCGTAACTATGAAACATTTAGAAAGTCTTGGGATGCATTAGAACAAAAAGCCATTGAAGATCCTTACATGATACACCCATTAATGGTAGAATCTGATAGAGGTGGAAAACAAATGGCACAATGGATGGACTTTACTGGTTCATTAAAAGAATTAGAATTTATTGAAGTAAGAAAAGAATTAAGACAGATTATTGGTGCTATTTACGGTGTTTTACCACTTTATTATGGTGAAATGGTAGGTGGTTGGTCACAAGAAGGCTTACAAGTTACAATTACAAACAGAGCTGTAAAGTGGGGACAAGATGTTCTTTATGCATCATTTTTGAAGAAATTTTCAGAATTAATGAACGTAGATGATTGGGATATTAAATTAGTGCAAGGTGAAGAGAACGATAAATTAGCAGAATTACAAAGAGATGGTGTAGAAATACAAAACATGGCATTATTACAACAAATGGGATTTGATATTAGTAGATCACATACTGGAGACTTTAAAGTTTCAAAAGAAGCACAGCCTATGGAACCAGTTGAGATGGGAAGAGGTAGAGGTACAGCAGCACCAAAAGAGTTACAACAAAACTTTGATGGACAACCAAAACTTAACAGACCTTCTGATATAGGTGGAATTGCAGCAGGTTCACCTTCAAGTGGTAGTGGTACTTCTTTATCACAAAAGAATTTTGCAGATGGAATAACACCTAATAACTTTGATGTAATTAAAACAACTTTACAAACTGCACTTGATTTTGGTTGGAAAAAGACAAAAACAGTTGATGAATTAAGGAAATTCGGTATGACAGTCAGGCAAGCAAGAGCAATAGTTAAAAATGAGTTAGGTACAACAAGAAGATGGGAGGATGAGGAAAATAATGACAAAAAAGACGACAACTGATGCAAAAAAAGAGAAGTTACCTAAAGGATCAAAGGTATTTTCAACAAAAGAATCTGCTGAAAAAGCTTACAAAGAACAAGTAAAAAGAGTGATAAAAACACAAAAAATCAAACTTTCAAACGGTACTGTTAATGTTTACAAAGCAGATTTTAATGAAATAGATGATACTATTGAAGAACTTAAGAAAGAAGCTAGAAAACAAGGAACTTCTGGATATGCTTGTAATAATATTTATTTAATCTTACAAGATGCATTAAAAAAGGTGGCATTAGCTGGCAACTAAATTAGATGTTAATACAGGTCAAACATATTTAGGTAAAAAAATATGGGAAACCCATCAAAAAAATGAAGAAACACACGTAAATAACTACAAAGAAGCTGTATGTTTTAGTTGTTTAAAAAATGATGCTGCTGGTGCAGGTATTTTTGATATTTGTGGTGATTGTGCAGGTAAACGTGGAAGAGAAGCATTACTTGTAACAATAAAACCTGTTTATTACGGAATATGTTATTTTTGTGGAGAACATAAGTTTCATATGGAACAAATAAATGCTAGACTTTGTAGAAAATGTAGTAGAGGTGTTGCAGATAATATTAAAGAATACAATAAAAAAGGTGGACAGTTTGGTGCAGATCCGTTTTGGGTTAGAATGAGAAAAAAGCATGGAAAAGATTGGCGTGCTGCATTTAGTGGTAATGGAACTATTAATCAGCGTTAGTTTTTAAAATAAAGTTTAATCTATCTCTTTTATAGTCGTAATAACGATGAACATAGTTAATTTTTACTTTTTTTACTTTATTTCCAATATAACGGTCAACCCTCCACGAAAGTAATGGTTTTCTTAACAATCTAGGAAAAAACTCTAGTTTATTTTTTTTAAAATTAAATGTCATTTTTTCATATTCAACAAGTTTTGTGTTTTCAGTTTTATACTCATCAATATTACCGTTTCTAAAATGTACTAATGATCTGACTAATTCAGGTCTTTCTTTTAAATTATTAGTGTTTGTTACAACCCATAGTTTTTCTTTATCATGAATGAACATATCTATAATTTTTAAATTTCTTGTAATATCTTCTTTATTTTTTCCATAAAAGTTGTTAAAATCTTCTTCTGTTTCATAAATATAGATAGACGAAGCCATATTTAATAATACACATTCTTACATATAAATCAACCGATGGTATTCTTTAAATAACAGTTTATAGTTTTTATAGTATGTTCGAAATAATAGATGAACTGTTTTCAGAAATAGTCATAGGAATAGCTCTTGGTAGTGGTGGAACATTAATTGCATATTTTAGAAAGATATCTTTAACACAAAAAGATTTATGTAATAGAGTAACACAGCTCCAAAAAGCCCTCATTATTTTAGCAACAGCATTAGATAGACAGTCTAATAGGCTTCACGAAGAAGCTGATTCTGACTTAGAAGACCTAGTAGGCAAGGTTTTAGACAAATAACGTGAATAAAACAATCGTAATGATTATATAGCACTATATATCTAGCTTATTTTATGGTAGATCCAGTACTAATAACTGTGGGCGCAGCAGTAATCGGTGCAGGGTTAAACACACTACGAGGTTACCTACATAGAACAGATGAATCTTTCTCTGCAAGGAAATTCGCAGGTGCTTTAATCATATCAACCTTTGCAGCAGTAGCAATAGGTCAAACTATCGCAACTGAAGGCATTGGAGATGTTGGTTTAGCCTTAATTGGTTTAACTACTGGTTTCGCAGCTGATTTCGCAGTTACAAAAGCAAAGAAAGAGTAAATGGCTATGTTTTGGGCTAATAACCCAACCATTTTACCTTTTTTACATAATCTTTATTAGTTAAAAATAAGAATCATTTATATGGAAAAAGTCTATTTCAGTTCTTTAAAGACTAGTTTAAAGAGTATGGAAGAAGTTAAATCAGACGAACGTTTCTTCGAAGGTCTTTTAACTGTTGAAATGAAGGATAAGCAAGGAGAAGTAACAATAGTAGATGAATTATATAAAGTATTACCAATTTGGATGGATAGAGGCGCACCTATAAGTGATACTCACTCAAACAGAATTATAGGAAAAGGTATTAATTTTGCAAGAACTTCAGTAAGAAATGATGAAAATGAATTATTGCCTGCAATTAAAATTACTGGAAAAATTTACAATGATTATGAGTTAGATAACTTAATATGGCAAAAAATAAAGAATGGTGAATATAAAGGACTTTCTTTTGGAGGTGCAACAAGAACTAATAGAACACCTATGAGAATGAAAGATGGCTCTATGGCATACGCTTTAAAAGAATTGGAACACTATGAAGTTGCAGTTTGTAAAGATCCAGCAGTTCCTATGGCAATTATTACAGATGTAAATGGTATAGCAAAAGCTCATTTTGGTGATAATGCAACAGAACGTGGTGATGGAAAAATGGTAGTTCAATGTACTTCAATGGGTTGTTATATTGAAAAAGCTGATTTAAGTGAAGAAGACACATTTGAGCAAAAAGTAAGAAAATTAGAGTCAGAAGGTAAATCAAGAGAATCTGCTGAAAAAATTGTTGGTTCATTTGTTAAAAGAGATTCATCAGCAGGTGATAAACCTGAAGATTCTGATGAAAAAGAAGACCAATCTTTATCAGCAATAAATGAAAGAACCAAAGAAGATAAAGAAGAGGAAGAAAGAGACCATGCTGATTCAGACGGAGATTCATCATCAATGTATAATCAAAATGTCGATAGAGAAAGCAGTTCTGGGTTAAAAATTAAAAATTTAGTTGATGTTATCAATAGAGGTGGAAAGGCAGCAAGAGGAAAAGGAGAATTATACGTTCCTATTAGAGGTAATTTTGTAGAAGAAGAACCAGATGTACCTAAACCAAAAAAAGCATCTGACACAACAGTACAACAAACAGGTGGTATTAGAACAAATTATAATACAGTACAACAAGGAAGTATGGATCCAACTGATGGATCAGCACATATAACCGAACATAAAGTTGGTAATAACGAACATGATAAAGACAAATACCCTGCTGAAAAAGAAACACAACGTGAAGAAGAAGACAGAAAAATAAAAGAAAAAGATAAAAGTTATAAAAAATGGGTTGTAAATAGACTCTTATAAAAGTTATCACAATCTTTATATATGCTATATATTTAAATATCAGTAATAACATGACTCTCGAAGAACTTTATAAAGAAAGTAAAGAACACGAAGAATCAGAAGCTAAAGAAGATAAAGAAGAAGATTCAGATGCCAACAAAGCATATGATTCAGCTTTATTAGAAACTTTAACTTCATTGACAGAACACGTAAAATCACTAACAGAATCACAAGATGCTGTCTTCGAAAGAATCGAGTCTCTTGAAAAAGCAAACCATTTAGGTGAAGCTGAAGACAAGACACACCTAGAAGCACAACCTGCAACTAGCGACTCTGAAGATATCGGTGCAGACATCAAAGCTCCAGACACCTATCAATCAAACAGCCGTCAAGCTGGTTTGGATGATGATAAATCTGGTGACGACAAACCTGAAGGCGACGAGAAAAACCTAGAAATGCAAGATAAAGCAAATCAGGCACCACAAGAACCTCAACAAATTCAGAAACAAAACTTTGATTTTACCACAGAAACCCCAAGACCAAACGCAGCAATCGATACTATTGAAAAATCCAACGGTGACGTTGAATTAAACATGGTTTTGAAAGATGCAAGATCTGAAGGCTATGATGGCTTAAACAAAGTTGCACAAAAGATTCTAGGTGGTGAATACGGTACTCCATCAAAAGAGGAGGCTTGGTTCTAGATGGTACAAGTAAGAACTATTGACGAACTAGAAGCATTGTATTACGGACAAAACCGTAATCTAATCAGAAAAGCAGATGCTCCAGTAGTAACATCAACAGCAGGCGTTTTCAACGCAGTTTTTGGTGCTTATGCATGGGCGCAACTCAACCTTGAGGCAAACGCTTTTGGTATTTTACCAAAAACACCTTGGGATAAATCTGGTTGGAGGGCTATAACTGCAAAACCAACTCTAAATTCTAACTCAGGCAATACTGCATTGGGTGGAACAGCAGAGGGTGGAAACATTGCAGAGACAGCAAAACCAACTATACAAGAGATTGACATCAGACCAAAAACTGCTCAGTTGCCATTTAGTGCATCTGAAGTTATGGAATGGTTGGCAACACACTCTAAAGACGATATTTGGGGAGGATTAGGTTCACTAAGACTCTATATGGCTGTTCAACACAAAGAGTTCCTAAACAGAATGTTACTAGCAGATGTCGAATCAGAAGCAGCAGGTGCAAGTGGAAATAACTCTGGTACAACCAACTTTGAAACACTAGACAGAATCATCAGTTCAAACGCTGAAGAAACTGCATTAGGTGGTTCACATAGTGGTTACTATGATCCATGGGCAGCAAACGCTACTATTGATAGAGATGGTTCAAGTACATTTGATTGTACTGTAGAATCAGCTTCAGGTACTATCGGAACAAACGGTGTCTTAACTGACGATACATTAAGAACTTTCCTCAGAAAGATTCGTATCGCTGCTGGTAAAGATCCTAACGTATGGCTAGGCTCACACGAAGTCTATTCAGAAATTCAAGGTCTATATATGCCTTCAGTCCGTATTCCAAATCCATATGGAGAACAACTCGTTCAAGTAGACGTAAACGGAATTCAAACATTCCGAGGTACTGGCGTAGGAATTCATGTAGATTCAATCTATGGAATCCCATTCATCCCATCAAAGGATGCACCAAGTAACTCATCCGACTCAGCAGAAATCGGTAGACTATTTGCATTAGATACATCTGATGCAGAAGGATATGGTTATCCAAGAATCGGAATTCAAGTTGCAATTCCAACTGAATACTACGAGGCAACACGCAGAACCCCTGCATACCCATTCGTAAACAATGCATTTGTTGAGAAAGGTGTATACAGAACTATGGGTGAAACCGTCTGTCGACACTTCAAATCACAAGGTAAAATTAGAGATATTAAACTCTAGTCAAACCATCCTTTTTTCTTTTTTTTATTAACTTAGCTTAGCTAACTTAGCTAATACATTATCTTTATATATATCCATAAAGTGAAAATAATATGGCAATAACAATCAGTACATCAGATTGGACAAAAGCTAACGTGAGAAAAACACTCTCATGGCAAGCAGCTTTAACATCAAAGTTGCGAGTATATGCTGTCAAAGTTACCTTCGGTAGTGGCGACAACTATGCAACAGGGGGAGTGGCAGCTGACCTCAAAGAGGGAAGAATTTCTACACTCGTTGCTGTAATACCAACATATTCAACTTGTTTACAAGAAGTACGATATGACAAAGCAAACGAGAAAATCCAACTATATAATGTAGGTGGAGGAGCAGAAGCCAAATTTGTTGAAGTAACAAATACCAGCTCAACCTGCGCAAGCAAAACTTTCGAGTTTCTAGTCATAGGCTACTAGAGTCCAAAAACAGCCGACTTTTTTTTTCTTAAAGTTTATATATGAAGAGTTCTATGAATAAGTATGGTAGAATTAAACCACAATGTAGTATCATTTAACGCTGATACCACAATTAAAGGAGACCATGGAGTTGTAGTAAATGTATATGTTTCAAAAACAGGCTCTTCAGGTTCAAAATGTGTTTTTAAGAATGGTGGTTCAAGTGGAACAGAAGAATTCACTATTTTTTCAGAAAACCAAGGTACTTATGTTGGTATAAACAGAAGATTTGAAGATGGTATTTACGCAGATATTACTGGAAATGCCGAATATACTGTTGTCTTTAAGTAAATTTAAATACATCACAACGTTATATAAAATATGGCTACTACGTATTGTACCGTTGCAGATGTTGCTGATTTTCTCAGAGTCCCCATTACTGCTACTAGTACTCCTAATAAAGCACAGGTTGAAAAAATCATCAATCGAAAAGAAGAAGAATTAGATCGTAGAATAGGTCATACATTTGGTCGAAATAAAACAATAACCAATGAAATTCATGATTTACCATTATTATATACTTATGGTTGGGGTACACCACTATTTCTAAAACATAGAAATTGTAGAGACCTTAGTTCAAGTGCAGGTGATAAAATAGAAATATGGCAGGGTGCAGATGCTACATATACTGATATTTTAGATAACTCACAATGGTTTGATTTTGAACCAGTATATGGCAGATTATTTTTGCGTGGTTATATCTTTACAATACTTAGAAAAAACAGAGTGAGAGTTACATACAGATATGGTGATGCAACAGTTCCTTTAGATGTTGCAGATGCTTGCATAAAATTAACTTGTATAGATTTAATAAACTCTAGTTTTAGAATGGATATTTTACCAGTAGGTTCTAACGGTGCAGATATTCAGATGTCAAAATCTGATTGGAGAGCTGATGTAGAAAACTGTATTGAAAATCGTCAAGAATTACACTTCATACCATAATGGCAGGTGTTGATAGTGGAACAGAGTTTGAATCTGTTATTCCAAAAAGTCAATATGGAGATAATTATGACGACTATCTTGTAAATTATGGTAATCCAGATTATGCTAATGAATCTGTTACAGGGGAAACGCTAGCAGAAATACCAAGAGAGTATTTAGAAGAAATAGATAATGATTTAAGAGTAAAAGTAATAGAAGCTAACCAAACAATTTACAAAGATTTTAAAAAAGTGGGAGTTGAACCATTTTACAGATTACGATATGTTCCTTTGTATGGTAAATCAGTAAAGGGGTTTAGACGTGGTGCAGTATATGTTGAAGAGTCACCTAATTTAGCAAGAGAATATGCAAAGGCAACCGTAAGTTTTGAATTATGGTTAAAAGAAAATCATCCTAAACATTGGAGAAAATGGAGAAAACGTTTTGCTTCAAAAATAGATGCAGACGGTAAAAATCTTTTAAAAATACTAGAAATGGCTGAAAGAGATCCAAAAAGCCCAACACCAAGATGGTTAAAAACGTATAGAAGAGAATGGAGAAAAGAATATCCACAATTAAGTCAAACCAAACATAAACAAGTCTTAATTAAGTTACAACTAACAAGAAAAGAAAATAAAGAAAAAACCAATGCACGATTTAAAATATTAATAAATCAAACAGGTGAAGGAAAAGGAGAACCTGCTGGTGGTAAACACAAAATTATATTTCAAGAATTGAGAGCAGTTGAAGGTGCAGATATGGCAAAATTCATTGCAGAACAAGATGTGGGTTATATTTCAGATACAAACATAAAAAGATATTTGGGAAGCCCAGATTCAAATGAAATGGTAAAACAATCATTTAGAACAGTTATGAGAGATATAACTGGGTACGCAAGTTCTATTATAATTGGTGGTATTGGAAATCCATATGGTAATTTTGGATTACAAACAGAGTCTGATGCAGGTCGAAGTCTTTCAAAGTATTTTCACAAAAACAAACGTAGAGACAAACTTTTGAATTATCAACCAGATTTTCCTAACATCGAAAGAATTAAAAATTGGTGGTTAACAAAAGGATTTAGACAAGCAAATCAAGAAACACTTGACAGATTGGTTGCAGCAAGAAGTTTAACCACATCAGCAAATATTTTAGACCGTATTGTGTTTTTAATTGCTAATGGTGTATTTGCTAAACAAACAGGCACTTATGACAGACCTGTCTATAAAGGAAAAGCAAAATCAATTAAAGTTGCTAGAAGGTTTAAAGGTCAACCATCTTCTGAGTATAGGAGATCATTAAAAAATAGAAGAAAAAGAAAATACGAAGTTAAAACAGATTGGAGAAATGATTTAAGGTCTGATAGTCATGGGAGAAACCGTAATATTAAAAACATACGAAGGCACCGAGATAATAGAGGTAGTATGTAATGGGTAATTCAAATCTATATGCAGCAGCAAATGACACTAAAACTCTATTAAATGAGAATTGGTCTCTTTCTCCTCAACCAGACATAACTTTTGTTTGGGAAGAAAAAGCTACTGGATTTATGGATGATAGAAGAGATTTTATTCTAATAAGTCCAGAAAATGAAGATCCACAATATTTTGGGCTATATGGTCAAGACTTTCTTCATCAAATATCTGTTAGAATAGAAATACATTCATTTCAAAACCTTGAGCATCATGAAAACCTAGTGAATGAAATTTTCAGAATAGTTAAAGAAAATATAAGACGTACAGATTTTATTGATTTATTACTAGATTCTTCCTCACATGAAAACGATATGTATAGGAATATCTATAGGCACGTCATTAATGTCAGATATAGGAAACTCAATCCTTAATATTTATATACTTAAACATATTAATTGAATGTATGGTAAGAACAGGCTCCCATGCATATATTGAATATGATTTTGAAGAGGATGGCAGTAATAATAGAACGTATGGTGCAAACGCCACACCTAATAAGAAATTTGGTCTTCAAGATAGAGTAACTAGCCTTACCTTAACAAACAATAGAATAAACCTTCCACAATTAAATAATAACTATTTAGATTCTTATGCATATGGACAACAACAGGGTTCAGCCTCAATAGGATTTACCCTATCTAACGGTTGGGTTTTTGGTACAGTTTTAGGTAGACCAACAACAACTGGTAGTTCTAACCCATATACACATACATACGGTGCAACAGCAGAACAAAAAGTTCCAAGAACTATTTCCATTGAAGTTGGAGTAGATGGGGCTTCAGCAGATATTAAAAGAACACTAAAAGGAGGCTTAGTAAACACATTAGGACTTAGTACATCTGTAGGTGGAATTGCTGAATGTACAGCAGATATTGTTTATGGTAAAGAAACTGATCCTTCAACATCATTAGGTTCAGCACCAACAGCACCAACAACAGAATTTCCTTATACATTTGCACACGCTGAATTAACAGTTGGTGATTCTGTCTTAGCACAAGTACAAGACGTATCATTAAATATATCACAAAACTCTGAATTACTTTATGGATTAAGTTCTCATCAAGCAGTAGATTCTTTCAAAAGAGTTGTAGAAATTACTGGTTCATTTAGAGCATCATTCATTAATTCAAACTTATTAACTGAAGTTTTGAAACAAATAAAAGAAGGTGGAGGAAGTTCAGAATATAGAGAAACAGTAGGTAAATTAGGTCAAGATAATGCTTCAGCACCAACTATTGAATTTAAATTAACATTTACTAAAAATGCTAATGAATCAATAATAATCACAGGTACAGGTTTAGCACCAACAGACCACAACATAACTGGATTAGAACCTGTTGAGCCAATATTTGAAGAGATTAATTGGCAAATGAAAACAATTTCAGTAGCAGTTAAGAACTCAGAATCAGCAGAAGAGTAATAACGTTTTTATACCATAACCATATAAGAAACATATGGCAATTAAGACATTTAATGTTGATATTGAGGGAACATCTCAAACAATAGAATATGAAGATGATATAACTTTTGGTGAGTTAGAGAACATTTTAAATAAGTGTTTGGATTTATCAGATGTTCAAAAACCTAAAGTAAATATTCCATTATATAGACAACTTATATTAACAACTGTAATCAAAAAAGCACCCTTTGATATAGGTGATCTTTCTGCAATCAGAAATTTGAAGGCATCAACAGCCAAAAAAATCATGGAGGAGGTCATGAAAGACTACCCTTTAGCGAAATATCTGGAAGAATGGGTGGAGACTTTCGTAGGAAAAGTGGAAGAAACAAGCACGCTGAATCGGTCTATTACTTCTGCGCAAGAGAGTTCGGTTGGACAAAGAAACAGGTAGACGACCAACCATGTATTTATTTGAGTGATTTAATCCGTTCGTGGTCAGATGAGCAAAGACGAGCAAATTTAAATAGAAAGAAACTATAGGATTTATATGGCTTCACAAACAGCAGATGCTATTAAACAACTGACTAAGACCATGGAGGGTATGCAGAATTCAATAGATTCTCTAAAAGATGCAACTGCTGCTGCTAAAAGACCACTTGAAGAGGAATTAAAAATTGTTAAAGAAAAGACCAAAAGTAGGGCGCAATTATTAGCCCAAGAGCATGAAGAAAAACAATCAAGACGATTAATGACTGTAGCTACAAGAGGACAACACCCTGCATTTGGATTGTTATCTGGTCTTGCTGGTCAGAAATTTGAAGGTGCTTCAAGACTATCAGATCTTGAAAGAATGGAAAATCAAGGTATGGGCTTGTCTGATGAACAGAGAAAAACAAAATCACAATTAATTGAACAGGGAGTAGATAAATCTGCTTTTAAACCAATGTTTGATATATTCAACAAACACTTTGGGCAGGGTTCTAAATGGGATAAACAGTTTGGTGGTCATGGTAAAACTGCTGCAATGGGGCTTGGTATGGGTGCTGTTGGTGGTGGTTTGGCATTAGGTAAAATGATATTTGATTCTTCACCTATGATGCAACAAATGTTTAAATTATTAAAATTTGGTATTATGATGGTTCTTAGACCAATAGGTGACTTTTTTGGTTTTGTTATGAGACCTATTTTATTAGTTTTGTTAAGAAAGTTTATTTTACCATGGTATTCTAAAATGTACCCTGTAATGCTTAAAATGGGAACTGATATAGGAAATATGGTAGCAGGCACTATAGATAAAACAGAGCAAGCAGTTGACTTTCTTTTCTCACCTAACCAACAAGATACAATTATGGATGCTCTTTCAGGTGCAGTACATGAATTGTTTAAAGCTGCAGGTAGTGATATACCAATAGATGCAACATGGAGTGAAGTTGTTGGTGGTTGGTTTAAAGATTTAAAAAACCCATTTGAGATACCAAAGGCATATGGTGAAACTGGAGCTTTAGATAAATTACCAGATATTTTAACCAAGTGGCAAGAAAGTTGGGATTCATTTACAACATTCTTTTCAAGTTTACAAAGTGGCGTAACTGGATGGGTAAAAGATAGGTGGGATTCATTTACATCATTCTTTAGTGATATAGGTCATATTAATGATTGGATAGGTTGGGCATGGGACAAATTTAAGAATTTCTTTAGAGACACATTAGGTGGTATATGGGACACAATAGGAAGTGCTTGGAATTCATTTGTTGGTTTTTGGTTTACCATTAAAGATACATTCAAATATATTTTAGGTTTAATTGGTTTTAATCCAGTAGAAAGTCATGCACATGGAGGCATGATTAATGAACCAATATTTGGTGTTGGTAAAAGTGGTAAGCATTATAGTTTTGGTGAACATGGTTCAGAAATGATC